GCTTCTTTGAGATTGATGATAGCATTCTCATAGCGTTCTGGTGGTACGGATAAGAAGTAGGTTGTGTCTGCACTCTCATCATGTAGATGCATCAAACTCTCTTGATTATCAAGGTCACATGACACAAAATCTAACCAGTGACAAAACTCTTCTGGATAATCTCCAAGGTGCTTTAACCACGATTCTTTAGTATGCTCCCTACGAGATGCACCAACAATCAGCAGTTCTTTAGGAAGAAGATCTTTCTTCCACAACTCATAGAGTGCTGGAATCAGTTTTCTCTTACATAGATCTCCAGTTGCCCCGAAGATAACTATGCGTCTAGTGAGCGGTTCCGTTTCCATCATACTTGTCTGTCTCGTAGTAGTTATTCTCACCTTTTCGTATCCCGAAATATACTGTGGAAAGTACAAAGGGTATGCAAATGATCGCAAGAGCATTACCTAACATGATGACCACCAAACATATATCGCATCCCGTTTAGGATTTTGTTTCCGAACTCTCCCAGTCTCCTAGAATTAAAGCGTTCAAATAGTGCGGCAGAGATAACAGGTGTGGGTACACCAAGATCCACAGCAGCGTGGAGAGTCCAACGACCTTCACCAGAGTCTGATACTCCCCCATCGAACTTGCTAAGTTTTGGATCATGCCGTAGAACATCAGCGGTAAGATCGAGTAACCAACTACCAACCACGCTACCACGACGCCAAAGCTCAGCCACTTCAACAGTGTCAATATCATACTGATAATCTGCCGGATTTTCCATCGGAGCCACCTCAGCATCACCCTCTTTGATGTAATGGGAACCAAGATCGCCATGATGCAGGATATTAAACCCCTCCGCGTATGCTTGCATGATTCCATATTCTACACCATTATGGACCATCTTGACAAAGTGTCCTGCACCAGGTCCACCACAGTGTAACCAACCGTATTCAGCACTGGTTGCACGAGTGTATGGATCTGTGCGGGGCGCAGCGGTAATCCCTGGTGCAAGTGCCCTGAAAATGGGGGCACATACAGATACTGCTGTATCTGCACCACCAACCATAAGACAGTATCCACGCTCCAAACCATAAACTCCACCAGAAGTACCGCAGTCAATATATTGGATACCAAGCTTTTCCAACCTTTCTGCTCTCCTGCGAGAATCTTTAAAGTTGCTATTGCCATGATCAATAATAATATCCCCGTCGCCAAGTAATGGTAGTAACTCATTCAGGGTGTCCTCTACTAGTTCTGCGGGAATAACAAGTTGGAAGATACCTGGAGTCTCAACATAGACGGTCTCACCAGATTTCTCTCCGTAGATACTCTTTCTACTTTTGACTACTTGAACAAGGTTTTCCAAAGAATCTGCAGCTGCAGTAATATACCCGTTCGTTGCTGCTTCTTGTGCCTTAGCGACATTTCTTCGATAACCATAAACTTCAATGTCTTTTTTCATCATGCGGCGAGACATACCCTCGCCCATTCTACCGAGACCGATTAAACCTACTTTCATTCTTTACCTCTTTAAAATTAACCTCGGTATCTACCTGGCCATGTTAACTGCATTGCTAGAGTTAGCAACATAATGAAAGCAAATGCAAACATAGTGCTCATTTAATCATCTCCATCGCTTCATGTAGTTCTTTGGAGTGTGCCAATTCATCATTTAAGATCTCAAGGATCTTCTCATCAGAACCATTGTATGCAAGATACTTAGCGTATGTCTCTGCTGCATGAATCTCTACTTCATAGGAGAGATGGTAAGCAGACCTAGGAGCCACCCAATAATAAACCACGTTGACCCAATAGTAGATAAGTACAAGGTGTCTGGCGAAAAAGCGATCCACCCAATAAGCACTACCGCCCCTACTTTCCATGTATTCCAGATGTTCTGTTTCGTTAAGAGTTTGAGCAAAATGTTCCTCCATCAGATAGATGTGTTCTGGACCCCTTAACCCCATAGATTCTCTCAAATGTAGCACACTTAAAAAAGCAAAATATGGTGCCCGAGCAATCTCCTCAAGCACCCAGAATCTTTGGTAGTCTCTCCCTTGATATAAAAAATCAATGATTGCAACTGTTAGGTTAAGCACCCAAGTGTTTAACTGTTTCATTTACAGACTCCCAATCTTTGTCGAAAATCTCCATACCCTTGTCAGTCAAAATATGATCATACATTTGATCAAAGACTTTAGGTGGCATCGTGCAGATCTCAGCACCATTATACCAAGATCGAATAGCACGTTGCACGCTACGAATCGATGCAGAAAGAACTTGAGTTCTTACTCCGTGGATACGATAGAGTTCTGAGATAGAACGTACAACCTCCAATCCAGCGACTGACTGATCATCCAATCTACCAACAAAAGGAGAGACATATGTCGCCCCTGCTTTGGCAGCCAGGACTGCTTGTGCAGCACAGAAGATCAATGTAACGTTGACCTTGATGTTCTGTTCAGAGAGCCGCTTACAGACGATTAGACCCTCGCGTGTGCAAGGAACTTTGACTGTGCATACATCACCGAACTTTTGATACAGACGAATACCTTCGTCATACATCTCAAGGTCAGATCCCATCACCTCCATACTGATATCCTTGACACCAATATCTTTAATCTTTTGATATACGTCATCTGGATTTTTCCCACTCTTCATAATAAGTGTAGGGTTGGTCGTAACCCCATCTACTAATCCAGTGCTGAAATATTTTTCAATAATATCAGTGTCAGCAGTATCAAGGAAAATCTTCATGTAATTATGTGTGTACTTCATTCAACGTGTACCGTCCCGATCATTCCAGCTCCCTTATGAGGAGCACACCAATAAGTATAGTCCCCTGGGTCGTTAAAGACAAGATCAAACTCCTCACCTGGTAACATTGCCAGGGATTCGTGACCTAAATCTGGACGATCCTCAACAATCACGTTGTGAGGAGGGAGCATGTTGTTGACAAAATGAACTGTTTCTCCTGCGGATATTGTTACCTCTGCTGGATCAAAGACGAGATTACCATTTGATCCCATCTGAACATCTACTGCCCATGCTGGTGCAGCAAAAAATAATGTAGCGATAAATGCGAAAATAAACTTCATAAAGTTTACGCAACTACACTATCTATATCTCCCTCATTGAGTTGTAACGAGGATTTGTTTTGACTTCCTCACTTATCATTTCACCAAATTCCGTGACACATTTACTCCATTCTGCTCTTGCATCTGGAGCACCTATTGCTTTTTTTGCCACAAAGTATGCCACTCCCTCCACAAAGCAGCACATTCGTCCGATTTCTTTTGCAGGTGCGGTTCCCTATACATGGGAACACCTCTTTGCGGGTTGTGTGCCCGTGACTACGTAGGTATTTATTTGATTTTGTCTACAATTATCATTAGACCCTGAGCATAGAAGAATAATAAAACAGATCCAATAGCAGCAGAAATAAGTGTTGCCGTCTTGTTATGACGGTCAATCGCTTCATCAATCATTTTTTTACATTGTTCTTCAGTCACATAATGTGAAGGTCTGATTTCATCCATCCTGTGCGACATTTGGAAGATTGCTCATCGGGTCCGGTAACCCACTCACTATAGCACAAGCTCGCTTATAAAAGTAGTTGTCGGTTGTGCCGTTTTCCTCAAATTTCTCTTTGATGATCTGCCAGTTTTGTAACTCGTCGGGATGCATGATTGGTAGAAAGATTGTCTACACTCTATCTAGTGTATCAAGTTGTTACAAAAACATTAAATATTAGGAAATTATTACGGAAGAGGTGGGATTTGAACCCACGGAGAACTTGCACCCTCGCTGGTTTTCAAGACCAGTGCCATAAACCACTCGACCACTCTTCCCTATTTGATTTCAAAATCCAACTTACGGACTTTGCGTTTTCGGCGTTCTTCTTGGTAAAGAAGTTCGCTCCTAGAGAAATGACTATCAATCTTTTTCTCTACTTCGTTTGATACCATAACAACTTTGTCCAAGTCTTTGGCACCAATTTTATTATCCACAACACTCATTTGATTGGGACAACCACAGAACTGAATTTTACTAGTACTTGTCAGTTCCTTTCTGCATTCTTTGCATCTGACGGTAATCATTTTTCATGGTCCTCCGGGGAGTGATGCTTGCTGACGGGATCGAACCGCCGACCGCCTCGGTGTAAACGAGATGCTCTACCGCTGAGCTAAGCAAGCGTGACTCCCCAGGTAGGATTTGAACCTACGACCAGACGATTAACAGTCGTCGGCTCTGCCGCTGAGCTACTGAGGAATATATGTTCCCCGAAGGGAAAGCGGGTGACGGGGATCGAACCCGTGACAAGAGCTTGGAAGGCTCGCATGTTACCGCTACACCACACCCGCAGTGCGGGTCTTACATGAGAGAGGAGTGGTGGTGGGACTCTCTCAATGCCCATAATGACAATCATACCAGGTGGGTGGCAGATTGTCAACGACTCGCGTAGGACTCGAACCTACGACCGACTGCTTAGAAGGCAGTTGCTCTATCCAACTGAGCTAGCGAGTCAGAGAGCCATTTGTCGGACTTGAACCGACGACCTACGCTTTACAAAAGCGTTGCTCTATCCAACTGAGCTAAAATGGCGTTAACCCCGTTCGATGAAATCTTCGTATTCTTCCTCGGTGATTTCATCAAGTGTGATTACTTCCAGGTCTTCACCATGTGGTTCCATCCATTCTTGAAACTCTTGGTAGATTGCCAAGCAATCTTTTGTTGGAAGTGGTTCAAGGAATCGGTCCATTGCCCATTCATTGATCTTAGCAACAATCTCTTCAGTCTCCATCATAGTAGTCTTTTCGGAAGTATCTGCTGAGGATGTTACTATTATAGAACTTGGGGGTTCCTGTGTCAAGGGCTTCCGTGAGGACGTTGTTTGTGAAGAGTTGTCTTGTTTCTTCGTAGTTTGTTTTGCCAGGTGTTTTATGTAGTGACAAGATGTGGCGACTAAAATTTTGTCTACCCAATTGCTCAATGTCTTCTTTAAGTTCTGGACAAGACCCATAATACTTTTTCCAGTCGGATTCAGATTTTACTTTTCGTTTTTTACCTTTAGGTGTTCGGAACTGCCAAAAGTATTTTCTTCCGATATACTGGCGACCGTTTTGGAGATTTGTAATGAGATAGACAAAACCGAAGTTATCGTCAATATCCTCAGATAAAAAAGGGGTTCCCTCAAAATACCAGGGGTTTTCATAATCACATTCGATACTCATCCAACATACACAATACCTCGTTGAGGTATTTATGGGCTAGGTCTTTCTCTCCTTGCCACACAGTGGATGGTTCCCCATCCACTTTATTTTTTAATTTAAGCACACGAACTTTAAGTTCGTCTTTACTAACTTGGTTTCGCATCAGAGTTGGAATCCAGAGAACGTGTCTTTTTTAACATCTTGCTTGATACCACCGACGACATAGGACTCAACCTCTGTCTCTTGTGGAGCGACCTGGAGACCCTTGGAGGAGATCCAGTGCTGCGTCCATGGCAGTGGATTGTTCTTGGCAGGAATATCATACTGACGATCCAGACCAATTGCAACCAAGCGACGATTAGCAATCCACTCAACATACTGTTGGAGAAGTTTGTCATTCAGACCGATCATAGATCCATCCTTAAACAGATAGTCTGCCCAACGCTTTTCTTCCATGACAGCACGGTCGAATGCCTTATAAGTCCACTCTTCCTCTTCCTTCATGATCTGAGCCATCTCAGGATCATCACCCTGCTTCCATTTGTTCAGAATGTTTTGGGTGATGGCGAGGTGTTGATTCTCATCTCTAGCAATAAGGGAGATAATTTTTGCTGAACC